AAAGACGAATCCAAGAGCTTTTTGCACTGGTTCGAGTAAAGGTCCAATGGTAGAATCAATCAAAGAAGTAATTTTATTAATTAATCCTCCAATGAATTGCTCAACTGCACATCTTGGTGTATTGATTACATTTTTAACCATTCCAGTGATTAAGTCACGTATTGATTTTTCTAGTGCCTCTGTAATATTGGCAACTAGACATTTTAACGCACCAAACAATGCATTAGTTGGTTCTATCAGACCACTTTGCTCTTTAATAATCTTTGCTATTGGATTATCTGTTACAGTATCAAATATTTTCTTGGCAAGTTTTCCAAGACCTTCTTTAATTAACTTTTCTAATTTTTTTGATATGGCACTTGTGATCTTTCCTATCAACTGTTTTGCAAGTGTTCCGACTTGCCCCACGATAATATTAATCTCTTCACTCAAGTTCCCAATAAACTTGCCAGCCTTTGTAATTACCTTAAAGAACTTATCTAATTTTGCTTCTAGTTCTGCGAAGAAGTTATCTTTACAAGGATCGGCAAGAATTATTTTACTTCCAGATGTTATTGATGCTGGATCAACATCTTTTCCTCTTTTATTAATTACGGTTGCACGCTGTATAAGTGCATCCTGTTCTGTAGGAGAAAGTTTTTCTAACTGCTCTTTTGTTAGAGGTTTTCCAGTTATTTGATCTGAATAAGCATCTTTTACTTCCTGCAACAAAGTCTTTGATGACTCACTCAATAGTTCTGGGGGAACTTCTGCTATCTTATTCCAATATTCTATCTGTCTAGCATCTAATTCTGCTGGTGCTTCTGCCATTTTCAGTCTACCTCCTCGTGTTGATATTTATTAACCACCCAAGAGCGATTCTGGTTGCTCTACTTTTCCACCAGGAATTCCATCTGGATTAGGAGTAAATTTCCAACCATTTGATTCAAATTGTTGGAGTTGTTCTGCTGTGGGTGTATCATTGACTACTGTTCCATATTGACTGAGATAGTCTGTTCTATTAAGAAGCATTTCTGTTGATTGTCTTGAATTTTGTCCGTAAATTTTTGGAGTGGTGTCTGCGGCAGCAGCTTCCAGTTGTGCCTCATATTCCTTATTTGACAATGTTCCATCATCATATTCATCCCATAATGGTTCTGGACGCTCATCAACTTGTGCTGGTGTATCTGGATCTATTCCTATTTTTTTCAGTTCCTCTTTGGGAACTTCTCTTTTTTGATTTTCATCTACACTTTTAGGTCTTAACTGTGGTGTTGACGGTCCATTAGACTCACTGTTCTCTTGTCTTTCTACCAGACCGGGTTTTATTGTTTGTGTAAATCCGCTTATAGGAGCAAATTTAGCAGAAGTTTTGGTATACTTAATAGCAGATGTTCTTCCAAGAGCACCGAAGATTACTGGAGATCCCTGAAAATGAAAACCAATAACAATATCTCCCTGAGAATATCTGACAGATCTAGATCTACCGCCTCCACCAGTTCCATCAGAAGGTCCCAATAGACACAGTGCCGTCGTTAGATTATCATCACTAATTTGATTGTCATTAGAATCTTCTGCAATCTTACGAACCTTATATCTCCATCCCCATCCAAATCCGGCAATTTGTTCTTTTTGATTATCAAAAGAGACAATCTGCCCCATCCAAATTCCCGAAATATCTTTTGTTAGATTTCCTAGAGATTCAAACATTATGCTTTGTTTTTATTAGTATGTAGTCCGTATGAGTCACGAACCAGTGTCATTGATGTAAACGATCTCAAGGCATCGGTATGATGACACAAGTTGCATATGAGATACTTTCCACTGGTTGTAGGGTCACTCGAACCCTGATCTTTTTTATCCTGTGTAACCATCTCAAATCTACAATTGATAGTATCTCCCGCAGATAGTTGTGGATTAAATGGAACCTGTATCTGAATAATCTGAGAGAATAGTGTATTATATCTCATTTTTGACTTTGCCTGCCATTCTCTTGGATGGTTATTAGTCTGGACACTCACACCAACATCTTGGCTACCAATATCCAAGAAATGAAAGTGTGTCGGTAATGCATCTGCCGTTGGAACTTCTATTGTTTTTCCGAGTGATGTTTCCAATTCATCCAATTGATAAATCTGATGCTCAACTGTATATAAAATAGGATCAAAGAATATATTATTACTTCTCAATCCACCAGACATTGCTAACTTTGAGTTATCATCCGACTTAATTGTTGACTTCAGTGCAATCTTAAAGGTATTTTCATCAGTCTCTACGCCAGACTTTAATACATCAGTTTTAAAATATTCCACAGGATAAGGATCTTGTTTGATCATATCACTAATAGATCTGAAATTAAGACCTCTTTGTGTCTCAAAGAAAAAGTATCCGGGATCTCCACTAACTGGTATTGCCTGTCTTGCAACATCACATATCAATTTAAAGAATGTGCGATTTTTGCCAGTAAAGGCAAAAGAATTTTTTGTGGGATCAATGATTGCAGTTTGATTACCAAAATAATCTTTGATTAATTTTTGTACGCTGTTTCCGATATTACCACTATATTTTCTCTGAACGGGTACTTTATTTCTACTTGCGGTTGGTGAAACTAATTTAACAATCATTCCCTGGCGATTTGACTCATCGGCAGGTGTAATTTTTCCATCATACACAAAAGGTTTTCTAGTAAAGTCCAAAGAACCCATTCCGGTTGGAGATGCAATCTTACAAGAAACTGTCACATCACCAGTCAAAGGAAGTGCAGATTCTAATGTTCCATATCTGTTTTGCTTATCATATCCCGAACGTGCAGATCCACCAATATCCGCGATGGACAAGACAGCAGTTGTATTAGGAGAAAGAATACTCTCGTAATAATCAAAAGAAGTTACTCTGGCACCATAAGGATCTGCGCCAGTAATATCTATTACTCTACCGTTCTTTTCTAATTCAAATACTTCATATGCCGATGCTGCTGCTGAGTTTGCCATTTATGTTATGCTCTCCATCCTGATGGTACTCTTGGATTTGATGGTGCTGGACTTGATGATGTGGTTTCAATAGGAACAGGATATGGGAAAGGAACAAAAGTTTCTACTGGTTGTACTGCATAAACGAAGAGTGATTGGTTTCCACCTTTATTAGAAGTATTTAATATATTTTTTGTTCTTCCTCCCTTTGGTTTATTAGACTGTGTGCCAGTGGTTTTTGGTCCAATTCTGTTAAGATATGGTTGAGGATTAATATTAATCCCATCAGAATTTATTCTTTCATAGTGTAAGTGACTATTTTGATCATATCTAGTATTTCCTCCATATCCTTTAGGCCAATCTTTAACTCTTCCTATAACATCACCTTTTGATACAGAATCTCCAACATTGACACTAGATTCAATATGTCCATATACTCCAAGATGACCATCAGAATATCTGATGTATACTCCTTCTCCCCAAGTTCCAAATATTGAGGAAATTCTTTCAACAGTACCACTTTGAGATGCCGTTACAGGAGAATTGGGATCAACTCCAATATCTACTCCCATGTGGTCTGGTCTATTTTGTTGGAAACCTTCACCAGGTGTATATGTTGGATTTCCTTTTGGTAAAAGAGATTTTAAAGATCCTACTGTTGGTTCTTCAGATGGTGGTTGTAAAGTTCTTGGTTCTCGTGGATATGGATCTTTTGGATCTTTTGGTTTTTTCTTTCCTCCCTCAAGTGAAGTCAATTGACTAAATTGTTTAGACATTTCTGCCAGTGCTATCGCATTCTCTTCCTCTTTTTCTATTGTCTTTTTAATCGCATCAACAGACAGTGCAAAATTTTCAAATCCAGAAGTCATGTCCCTCTCAGCCATTTTTAGAGGACCACTCTTTCTTGGAGTATAAGATGGTTTTGCTTGTTGTCCATCTTCTCCTTTTTCTACTGTTCCACCTTGCGAGAAAGTTTGTGGTGGTGGAATAGGTAAACCACTTGATGGATATGGTATAGGAAAAGTTGGTGGTTGAAACATACCGCCAGAGGGACTCATTGGCATTGGCATACTATTAGAACCAAACATGTTGGCAAAGAAATTTTTTGCCGAATCTAAATCATTGTTTATTTTATCCAGAGAATCATCATAATATTTTTTTTCATCTTTCAATCTCTGCATATTTGCAGCGGTTAGTGTTGATGCAATATCAACTAAAAATACTGCACCCTTCACAATTCCAGAAACCACAAATTTCATTGTCTTATAAAAATCACTATTAAAAAATTCATTTATTTTTGCTATGATTTGGGGAAGTTTTTGTACCAATATTCCCAAAGCGATCAGTCCAAAGAAATCAAGTATTTTATCAAATATTCCTCTTGCTGGTGACGTAACTGCGCTAGTAATTCTAGAGAATGATGAACCAACTCCAAGATTTCTAGATTCTAATCTATTTTCTTCTTCTCGTAATTGTTTTTTCTTATTTAATTTAAAAAATAAATTTTTCTTATCTCCTCTAAGTTTTTTTAATTTCTTGTTTGAGGAAATTAAATAACTTTTAATATTAGTAACGTTTAATTTAAGTTGATTTACTTGAGTTTCCATATTTTATTACCCGTATAGTTGAATTCCATACCATTCGGGAGATACTTCCATCCATGGATTTGAAAAATCAACAGGAGATACAACAGGAACCTCAGTTGCTTTTCCCTGCATTTGAGGTATTTCTGGTGGTTTAGATTTTTGTGTTGGAAGAACCATTGGTAAGAAAGTCATTCCACCAGAACCATTATTATTACTTGCTAAAGATTCATAAGATCTGGGAGAAGTAGAACTCATAATGATCTTGGGTTGCATTGTTGCAGGTCTTGAGGTAGGCATGAAATTCATACCAGGACCAGATGCGGCTCCACCAATACCTTCATCCAAAAGTTTTTTATTTATTTGTTCTTTCAGATAATCAGAAAATTGTTCTATAACCTTGAACATTTTTTCTTGTACTTCTTGCTGATATTCGGTAATAATAAACAGTTTTTTAATCGCCTGTGAAAAATCTGTCCATTTTCTTCCGGCATTATCATTAATATCTTTAAGAAGAGGTCTAAACAACATAGCAGAAGTTGCTTTAATAACTTCTTCACCGGGAGCAAGCATTGCTCTTACGCTGTCAATCCATCCAGGTCCTTGTCCAGGAACCGTCATACCAGAAGAAGCACGAAGAACTGGAGAAGAACAGGAAGTGCATTTCTTTGGTGCTGGTATTGTTCCACCATCTGCATTACCAAGAGGTCTAAAAACTTTGCCCGAACCCAAAATACCGCCAATAATAGAAACGAGAGTTTCTAGTGTATATCCAAAATTAAATCCTGGTTGATCCTGCGGATTTGTATTAAAAGTTAAGTCCGGTTCTGGTGTTACTGGTAATGTTGATGGAAGTTCTACTGTTGGAGTAGAACCTCCCAATATACTAGTAAGTCCAAGTGCCCCGACTAAACCAGTAAGAAACTGACGACTTCTTAAAAAGGATTGCCCTATTTGATTTACTACTTTAGGATTTGCCGCTAGGAAGGGAACAACAGAAGTGGCAAAACACTTCATTACTCCTGCACAATCAAGAGGACTTCCTCCACCAGGTCCTTTACCTCTAAGGAGTTTAGCAAGACCTACAAGTTTAAGTATAACACCAGCTAACTTTATACCAAGAAACACTCCAATGAGTTCTTTCCAGTAGGTTCCGACAAACTCAAATACTTTCTCTAACTTTGCTCTGTTCTCTGGATTTTGTAACCATTTAAATGCAGCATTTAATACTATTCCAGTTAGAATTAAACTAAAAAATTCTTTAATTTTATCAAAAACACTTTTAATAGGAGAAGCAATTTTAAAAATGGTTCCTCCCAATGCACCTGATATTTTTTGCGTGCTCTCTACAAATTTTTCTTTTGATGCAAATTTCCTTCTTGATTCTGCTTTCTTTACATCTTTTAGTAGTTGCTTTTCTTCTGCAATTCTCATTGCAAAATCTATAGCTAACTGTCTTTGAATATCTACAAGAATTCTGTTCGTTTCTATTAAAGATTCTGTTGAACTTATTGAAGAAACATCAGTCTTTAAATCTTCGGCAGAAATTCTAGGTTTTATAAAACTAAATCTAGTAGTTTTTAATTTTGGAGTGGTTTTGGTTACAGAGGCACTACGCAATACCGAAGAAGATACGGTCTTCTTACCAAGTTTCGGTATTGATGGTGCTCTGTAAACCTGATTAATGTCCACTCTGTTGTGCCTTTAGATTTTCCTCTTCAATGTGTTGTTCAAGTAGAGAAAGATATACTTCTCTCTCCCAAGGAATCATATTCTCAAGTTCTGTCAAAGAGTATTTATGATGCTGAATCAAGGCAAAATTAACCTTATAGTATGACTCAAGGTTAGTATGAGCCATACTCAACTGAAAAAACTTGCCAGTCCCTCCAGAACAACTTCGGATTGTTTCTTGGTATTTGGATTTTTTACTTTGATCGTATGAGAAAGTTTGGGCATTGTTGTAAAGAAAGTTTCAATTTCTTTAAACTGTTTGGTATTCAGTTGCTCTACAAACTCTTCCAGTTCTTTCTTCGTACAATCAACAGCATTCCAACTTTCCTCAGAATCATAAACCATCTCAATACAAGATATAATCATAGAAAGAGATCTATTCACATCACTAATATCTTCATTAGTTTCAAAATTACTTTCTACAAACTGATCTAATGATGGATATTTAAGTTTCATGGAAAGAACATCATCCAGTTTAATAATATTCTTATGGTTCTTATCCTTCTGAACTTTGATTTCATCAATATCAATTTCCATCTGAACGGTCGTTTCTCCGTCATCTGGGCAGGTAATGTTTACTTCTACGGTTTCACCAACAGATCTTGCACGAATATTCAGAAACAAGTATTCAATATCAAAGGTGGCAAGATCAGAAACCTTGACGCCCTTTGTCTGAATACACTCAGACAAGATTTGTACAATAGCACTTGTAATCTGCTTCATGTCTTCAGATTCCAGTGCCATAATCAGAATTTTTTCTTCTCTGACTAAGAAAGGGCGGTATCTAATCTTCTTTCCGTTTGATGGCAATTCCAACTCATATGTCGGGGTATTAATCTTTGGTAAAGGCATAATGACCTATAGAATTTCAGTTGTGATTATTTATTGTGTCGGTTAAAAGAGAGGTTTTTTTCTTAATTCATCCACAATATTGACAAGTTCTCTAGGAGTATTGATAGGAGCTCTACCGACAATATATCTATCATAGTTTAGGGTTACAGTGATTTTTAATAACTCCGACGATCCATAAGATACTGGAACGGAAGTTAGTCCTTTTGGAAAAGCATTAATAAAAGTATAAACCAATTGAGTATCAAGATTTCTTTCAAATTTATAGATTCTTATTGCGTCAGACTTATATTGATCTGGAAAATGAAACTGTTTATAGTGTCCTTTACTCACAGAAAAGCTATTGAGATCTGCTATGGATAATTGTTGGTTGCTTAACAATGATTGATTAATAGATAAAGAATTAGAAGCACCAGAAATATAATCCATCCAAAGTTCGAAGTATCTCATAGAGAGATAATTATTATCAACATAAAAAGTTAAATCCAAATCCGTATAAAGACGTGTGTGTGCAAATTCTTGCGTTACTCCCACAAAATTGTCTTTTACTTCTGCCGTTGCATAAGATGATACTGGAAGAGTAGCTTCAGAGCACATATATCCAAGTCTTCTGTTAACGAAATTGACAAGTTCATCTTTTTCAAGTCCAATGACACTCTTTACATTATTTAAGTAAGCGTCAACTCCACTTGGAATGGGCATTTCAACATAATAATCACTGGTAAGAGCAGGAGTTCCAAGTTTACTCTTCATCTCACTCATAGTAAGTTTAAACTTGTTTATGGTTCCGTTTCTTATTTCGGGTGATTGATCTGGTAGTGGAGGAGGTGTAGGAGATTTATAATTTGGATTACCACCTGGTCTATCTGCAGGCAACCCTCTACGCCTGGCGTCTTCTCTAGGACTTGCCATCTAAATACCTTATACGAGTCTTACATTATTAAGTATTTAGATGTCATATAAGGGAAAATACCAACCTTCATATCCAAAAAAATACAAGGGTGATCCAACAAATATAATCTATCGTT